CACATAGCAGCACGATAATTATTGTAGTGAGAAAAAGAAACGATCACCAACATGCCGAAACGCTTCCCTTTCATCTCAATTCTTTTCGCCATGGGGATCTCCTTTTGAAATTAAAGCCCCCGGAGGTGGTTGCCGCGCCACACGGCTATCCGACCCAGCTCCTTTGTTGGATTCCTCCGGGGGCAGGGGCATCTTACGTCTCTTTCTTCGTCCGGGGCTTCCTTGGTTTGGCAAACATGGACAGAATTGCAACACCGATCTTCTTGGCGTCCTTCCCTTCGATGACGATCTCTTTGATTTTATCGTTTTCGGACCCTTCCACTAAAAATCCGTTTTCCTTTTCGATTACGAAAACTCTTGGCATCATGTCCTCCTTTTTTATGGAGCCTCTTCTCATCCGGCTCACTGACCGGCCTCGGGGCGATTTTTATTTTTTGTCTTTTCCTACCAGCTCGAAATTCACGACGGCTTGGAAGTAGCGCCGGATTATTAAATGCAACGGGATTTCGATGCGACTGGCGATGGAGCGTGCCGTCATCCTTGGAGCCGATACTTCGACCTCGGCCATGCTTCGGAATGACCTGATCGCCTGTACAGGAAGATCCGGAACACGAAACGTCGGGGCTTCCATTACTTCACCCAGGCGGGTTTCGTCGCTTGTTTCACGCCGGGGATCGTTCCCTGCGTGGCCTCGGCCTTCGCCGGCTCAGTTTTGGCCGGCTCCGGATCGCCTTTCACCCATGCCGGCTTCGGGCCCGAGGCGGCGCCAGCTTCCGGCTCCGGAGGAAGGGGCTTTCCTGACAGGAGGCAGCCCTCGGGATCCGCGAACACCTGGTCAAACCGTTCGTCATCCATCGTGACGATCCTCTTAATGCTGTTATTCAAGTATCTCTTTCCGGAATCGTTGGGCTTACTCCACTCGCATCCGACGACGACCGGAAAAACCATCGACCGGAGATCAGAGAAATCGTTGATGATGCGGGCTTTCGTCGCCTCGGGGCTGGTGTCTTTCGGACTGATGTGCCGCGCAGCCTCGACTATGGCGCGCAAGGTCCGCATCGAGATCGAGATCGCTTGCTGGCTTTTTTCCGTGGCGGCCTTGGTGTACGAAAGCATAAAATTTTGCCAAATCTTTCTCTCCTTGAACTTCGGGGAAATCACCGTGAACTCCATATCAAGGAATTCATATCCCGATGACGCAGCCGTGAAGAGGGGATTGACCGTGCCTTGCTTTGACGCTTTCGGTTCGCGGACGTCTGCGCAGACTACCACTACCGAGTCTTCCGGGATTGGCCCAGCGCCTGATCCCTGTTCTGACGCCTCATTGAAATCAATACCCATTTCTGCTTCCTCCTTAGAGTAGGTAGCCCATCTCCTGCATGAACTTCACGGGGTGCTTTGCAGATTTTTTTCGATTACAGGTGGGGCAAAGAAGTTGAATGTTGCGAATGAAATTTGATCCGCCCTTTGCCAGCGGAATGATGTGGTCCCGGTGATATCCCGCATCAATGCTCTTCCTACAAGCCGCACATAGATATTTTTGGCGGGCCAGCAACTGCTTTACTTCTTCCGCGGTGTGGCTTCCCTCGGCGTCGCGTTTTCTCGCCCTCCTGTTGGCACTCCTGTTGGCATTCGACTCGCGCATCTTTTCTGGATTGGCGCGTTCCCACGCAATTATTGTGGCGCGCATCTTTTTTTGATTAGCCTTCCTCCATGCGGCAGTTCTGGCCTTGGCTTTGTCTGGGTTAGCGGCGGCCCATGCGGAAGCCGCGGCACGGGATTTCTCCGGGTAGGCTTTTTGCCATGCAGAGATGGTGGCATGAACCCTTTCCGGGTTCGCTTTTCTATACGCAGCTTTATTGGCGCGGAGCCTTTCTTTGTTCGCCTGGTAATGCGCCGCGTTGTATGCTCTTTTTTCTTCTTTCGTCATGACGCCTTCTTGTCGCCTTTCTCTGGCTTCACATAGCCGCCCTTGGTGGCGGTTTCGAGTGCGGTGTGAAAGGCTCCGTATGTTTCATCCTTCCCGATGAAAATTTCGTCCGGCAATCCCCATCGGTTCTTCGCGTCCCATGCCGGCCGCTCCGTGGTGTAGATCACCCGATCGCCGGATCCCGTGGCCCGGGTGCGATCCTTTCCAAATCCCTTGTCCTCTTTCCTGATGGCGATTTTGTACGTCAAGAACGTCACGATATCGGCCCACTCGGACCACAGACCCAGCGCGCGCTTGTGGAGGCGCATCTGATAGCGATCGTATTGATCGCTGTCCGGGGGCGTTACGGTTTTTACTTCGGAATGCGCCAGAAGGACGACGTGCATCCCCTTGTTGGCGCGCAGGGAATCGAAGCCTCCCATGACGACCCGCCAGTATTTATCAGCCTCGAGATACCCCTTTCCGTAGCCCTTTAATACTTGTTCGATCGATTCCGCTCCGTGCTCACGACATGTTTCAGTCCATATCAGCGGCTCAAGCCAATCCAGCGAATCCACCACCAACGTCTTGAAGGTGTGATCCCCATGAAGCGCGGTGATGGCATCGACAATCGCCTGATAATTCGTTGCCAGGTCCGGGAAGGTGTTCACGTCGATCGCGTGGGCTCCGTCCTCGGTTCGCAAGAGGATCGGATCCGGGAACGTGGCGCCGAAGGTTGTTTTGCCGATGCCTTGGACACCAATCACGACGATTTTTTGTGGAGGCACGAAAGCATTCGCCTTTCGGATTTGGTCAAGCATCGGGCGCCTCCTTTTCCTTGGGCTCCACCCCGAGGGCCTCCCGGTACTTAACGGCGTATTCCCCGAACCCCGCCGCCTCGAGAACCTCGAGCACGCGCAGGAAGCCCTGCCCGTGGCGCTCCTGAATCACGCCCCAGCAATAGCGGTGCACGACGACCTGGCCGATCATGGCCCACTCGGCCTCGGTGAACGTCTCGACCGGCTGCTGGTAGATCAGCGCGAGGAAGAAGTCGTGGTTGTCGACGTAGTTTTTCGCGCCCCTCAGGTCCGCGCCCGTCAGGTACGCGCCCCTCAGGTCCGCGCCCCTCAGGTGCGCGCCCGTCAGGTCCGCGCCCCTCAGGTCCGCGCCCCTCAGGTACGCGCCCCTCAGGTACGCGCCCGTCAGGTACGCGCCCCTCAGGTCCGCGCCCCTCAGGTACGCGCCCGTCAGGTACGCGCCCCTCAGGTCCGCGCCCGTCAGGTCGGTCTCGGCCTTCACGGCGGCCTCGAGGGTGAGCTTCAAGGTCTCCGTCTCGAGGGAGAACAGGACGCTCCCACTGAAGCGGTGCTTGATCTCGAAGGGTTTCATTCGGGCGCCTCCACCGGTTTGAATTCCAGTTTCGGATCGCTGGGGGTGACGGTGCGCGCCGGCGCAAAGACGGCCTGGATGTTCTTGGGATAGGCGCCGTATTCCTTCTCGCCGACCTTGAATTCGGCCTTCATCCAATCGAAAGGGTTGTCGCCGGTGGATTGGATCACGTGAAACACCCCAAAAAGCTTTTCCTGATCCCAGCGGATTCTTTTCGAGATCGTTTCTGTGACCTTGTACCCGTCCCTGGTAATGTGTACCGCTCCGAATTCCTTTTCCTGCAGCTTGCGGATTGCCGTCAGATCCACGGTGAGCAGATCCATGATGGCCTTGTCCGCGTTCGCCACTTGCTCCCTCACGATGGCGAGGGCCGGTTCGATGGATGCCTGAATTTCTTGCGCCTCCTGTTGCAACTTCGCCTTCAATTCCAGCAAAACCTTTAGGCCCATTCCCTTCCTCCGTTCCTCGTGGCGTTTATTGGTTTTACGCCTTTGAGGATCATGGTGGGAAACATATTGCTATCGAAAAAACAGAATGTCAAGAAATATATTGACACCCTCGATTTTTTATCGTACCGTGATTTTCCATGAAGATAATCCTGACAAAAAAACAGTGCCAAGCCTTGATTGACGCGGGTTTCCCCCGGCAGACAGTCGCCCTTTGGGTAAAAGGAACGAAGCCACGCACGGGAAACCTCATTCTCTTGAGGCAAATTCTCGGCAAGGATTTTTCAGGGAAAAACAGAAAACAGGCCGTCAAAGCAGACCTTCGCCGATGAAGAAATATTATGTCCCAATGGGCGAAATGGTGGGAAGCCGGTTTGGGCGGCTGCTGGTAGTTAAAAATCTTGGGAAAAAACCAAACCATACGCATACATTTCTTGAATGCATTTGTAGTTGTGGAGAAACGCATGTCGCATCAAGATCAAATCTCTTAAAAGGTGATTGTAATAGTTGTGGATGCTTGCAGAAAGAAATAACGGCGGCACGATCTACGACTCACGGGCAACACAGGGATATATATAAAAACAGAATGTCTCCGATCCAGACAATTTTCAACTGCATGTACTGTAGATGCTATTTGAAATCCCACAAATATTACCATTATTACGGAGGAAGAGGAATAAACATATGCGATGAGTGGTTGCATAACCGAAAATCGTTTTTTGATTGGGCCTTTGTTAATGGGTTCAAGGCGGGTTTAACCATTGACAGGATAGACAACAACAAAGGATATGAGCCCGACAATTGTCGTTTTGCAACTATGAAAGAACAGTCCAAAAACAAAAGACCAAGACAGGCGAGGATATTGCCATAATTCTTCGACCCTATCAAAAGCGGGTTGTGGACAACGCCGAGAAGGCCCTGCGAGCACGGGGAAACACGCTCGTTATGTCGCCTACCGGGTCCGGGAAGACCGTCATGATGGCGTCTCTTTGTGGCCGGATCGGCGGCCGTACCCTAGTGCTTCAACATCGGGACGTACTCCTGTCACAGAATATGTCTCGGTTTCAGAAAACAAGCCCTCTCCGAAGCGTTTCCGTCTTCAATGCAAGTGAAAAATCATGGCGAGGGGATACCGTATTTTCAATGGTTCCCACCCTTGCGAGGCACCTAAATACGATCCCCGCGATCGATCTTATCCTACAGGATGAATGCCATCACCTTCCCGCGGAGTCGTTCGGTAAAGTCATCGCCGCCGCAAGAGAGAGAAACCCCGAGGTGATGCTGGGGGGATTCACCGCAACACCGGCGCGCGCAGACCGTCGATCCTTGCGCCGGTTCTTCGATAACGTGGCCGACAAGATCACCCTACGTGAATTAATTGCCCAGGGGTTTCTGGTCCCGCCACAAGCCTTTGTGGTGGACCTTGGGGTGCGCGATCAACTTGATGCGGTGAAAACGTCCTCGGACTTCGGCGATCAATCCGAGGTAGCCAATATTCTCAACACGATTCCCATGAATGAAAGTGTCGTGCGGAACTGGCAAGAAAAGGCCGAGGGAAGACAAACAATTATTTTCGCGGCGACTGTGCAGCACGCGCGAGACGTGGCGAAGGCGTTCAACGACGCTGGCATCAAAACCGAAGTCATCACCGGAACCACGGTAGACAGCGACCGAAGGGCGCTTCTTGCTCGATTTGATAATAGGCAAACCCGAGTCATCGTAAACTGCGCGGTTCTGACCGAAGGATTTGACAGCCCCATCGCGTCATGCATTGTGCTCCTTCGGCAGACCAGCTCAAAATCTCCACTCATACAAATGGTCGGCAGAGCATTAAGAATTATTGACCCTGAATTGTACCCAGGCGCCGTAAAGAAAGATGCCTTGGTCCTCGATTTCGGCACATCGATCCTGATTCACGGCGACTTGGAGGCAGAAGATGGCCTCCATAAAGAACGCAAGCCCATCGAGGGAGAAGCAGTAGAAAAAACCTGTCCCACCGAGGATAAGGGCGTCTACATTTTCCCCGATCGCAACGGCAACATTGGCTGTGGCGCTAAAATTCCGGCGGGGTTTAAGGTTTGCCCGTTATGTGAATTTGAATTTCAGAAATTCGCCGAATTATCGCCAGAAGAAGTCAACCTCATAGAATTCGACCTGGTAGCGCAATCTCCGTTCCGCTGGGTGAACCTGTTCGACAGCGAGAACCTGATGATGGCGACGGGGTTTTCAGCCTGGGCCGGTATCTTCACCCTGGACGGCGATACCTGGCATGCCCTGGGGAAGCTGTCGCTCGAAAAACCGATTCACAAGCTGGCCGTGAGCGGCCGGCTGCAAGCCCTCGCCGCGGCCGACGATTTCCTGCGTCGATATGAAACGGACGACGCCGCGAAGAAGGGGAGGGGCTGGCTGAGTCAGCCGGCGACCCCGAAGCAGCTCGGGCTGTTGCGCAGCCTCGGGTACGACGTGCCGGCCGACGTCCTGGGACATTCGCAGTACACGAAATATTCCGCGTCCTGCCACACGAATTTTAGCTTCAATCGACATTCCATCGAAAAAGCCCTGGGGGTGTGAAAGGAGGTTTAGGCGAGGCAGGGTCAGGCGGGGCAGCGCGCGGCAAGGCTCGGTCAGGCTTGGCGAGGCAACCATTACTTAAAAGGAGGACGTATGAACAAAGCTCTTCGTGAAAATGTCCAGTTACTTGCAACAGATTCACTCGAAACCATTCGCGGGGCCATCCTCGGAAAAGCCGAAATGAACGACAAGGTAAAGGAAGCGATCCGTATGGTGGCCCTCGGCGTAAAGGTGGAGCACATGACCCAGGTGCTCGAGCAATCCAATCGATCATTCGCACTCAGGCTGATTCCGTACCTCCCGAAAACATTAGATCGGGATGAATACATCAAGATCACGAATCCGCAAATCGCCCCGTTGATGCTGGCAAGGCCAAAAAAACCATAAGGCGCGGCGAAGCCAAGCCAGGCGTGGCCTGGCGTGGCCGGGCCAGGCCCGGCAGGGCAAAGCACGGCGAGGCACGGCAAGGAAATTTCTTTGGCGGCTCGGCAGGGTAAAGCGATGCTGGGCGTGGTCTGGCGTGGCAAGGCGTGGTCTGGCGTGGCGAGGCAAACTACAAACCGAAAGGAGAAAAGATGAAGATCACAAAGATTAAGATCGGGCTCGAGGGGCTTTCCGATATTATGTTCGACCGCTTTTTCGATCATTCCGGGGAGGATCGCCCCCCCGAAAGGAAACTATACCTGAACGAAAAAAGCGAAGTCGTCTTGCCGGCAGAGTGCATATATTCCTTCCTGTTCCGCGATTCGGCGCCCGTGGGCGTTATTCGATTCGTGGAAAAGCGGGGAGCAAAAGACTACTTGGCGCTCGGCCAGGCCCACCTATCCATCGAGCCAGTCCTGATCTCGTTCCTGAAAAAAGATAAGCCGATCAAGTTTGAGAAATTCGGCCCCGATTCGCCGTTCTATGTCAACGATTGGTCGGCAGGGATCACGAAATTGAGCGGAGGAAAGGTCATCAAGCAGGAAGTCCGAAAGCGCCCCATCCTTCGGTTGCCGTGGTCCTTGGCCTTCGAGATAAATTTATTCCCAAACGACAAAGTGACGCCAGAAAAACTCCACTCATGGTTTGAGGTTGGAGGCTTAGTCACGGCGCTTGGAACGTATCGGCCAAGACACGGGAGATTCATGGTGAAGGATTGGGATGTTTCTTGACCAATTCGGCGAGGTAGGGCTCGGCAAAGCCAGGCTGGGCGAGGCATAGCAAGGCGAGGCGTGGAGGTTTTTTTGGCAGCTTAGCTTGGTGTGGTCTGGCGAGGCGCCGCGGGGCCGGGCAAGGCTCAGCCGGGCGAGGCAATGCAAGGCATGGCTTGGGATTTTACAAGGAGAAATGATATGTGCCAATCCTGCGAATGGTCCGAAGCCCTCGAGGAATTGAACGAGCTTTGCTCCGACGAGGACTACGAATTCGCCAACGATACCCTGTCCGGCATCGCGGAGTGGGTCGAAGAAAAGAAGCACATCACCGACAAGCAGCTCACGGCGATCGGGAACATCAAGCGATCAGGCGAAGATCGGTGAAAGAAGTCAACGGGGTGTGGCATGAGGATCCGTTCCATGAATGGTTCGGTTTGTCCTATTCGTCCTACCTGGTATTGCCCCGCGTGACGCTTACGTCCATGCCGATCGAATGGCAGAAAAAAATGATCGCCCTTTTGGACGAGGCGCGAGAAAGCCTTCCGGAGCCATTGCCGGAAGGCGCTACCCATTATTGGGTGAGAGCTGTGGGGCCGCGGGGCGCCTTCATCAAGGATCCGCTGATTCATTATCGGCATCATCCCGGGCTACCGCTGAAAAAAATGGAGGATCGATGAAAGTCTATCTTGGAGATGCAGTTTACGCCGACATTGGAGCTTATGGAATTGTGCTCACAACGTCTGACGGAATTTCAGACACGAACGTGATCTATCTTGAACCGGAAGTGATCGCGGCCCTCTTGAAATACCTCGAGAAGCAGGGATACGCGGCGAAGGCTCCCGGGAAATGATCGACCTCAACTCCAAGACCATGCTCTCCGACCGGATCAATTTCCTCATCGATGAAGCGATCTCCGCTGCCCGGACCAAGGACGTTCCGCGGGGATATCTCGGGGCGTCGATCGCCGGCCATGCCTGTGATCGGTACGTCCAATATCAATGGCTGGCCATCCAGCAGGAGATCCCCAGCGAGGGGTTCCCGCCACGGACTCTGCGGATCTTCGACCGCGGGAACATCTACGAGGACCGCGCGCGGCGCTGGCTGCAAAGCGCCGGGTTCCTGTTCGCACCGAATCACCCGGACATAAAAGATTTCGACGGCAAATTCGGCGGCCACGTGGACGGTATCATCGCCGGATTCTACCCCGGGATCTCACCGATCGCGCTGCCGGCCCTGTGGGAATGCAAATGCCTGGGCGCGAAGGGCTGGAAGGCGCTCGAGAAGGACGGGCTGAAAAAATACTCGCCCACCTATTTCGGTCAGGTACAGCTCTACATGGGATACCTGGGCCTTTCCCGCTGCCTGTTCACGGCCGTCAACGCCGACACCATGGAGTTGCAGCACTTCCTGATTGAATTCGACGCGAAGGAATTCGAGCTCGTCAAATCCAAGGTTTCCCGGGTGTTCACGGCCACCAAGCTCGGGGAGCTCCTGCCGCGGTGCACCACGGATCCGGCGTTCTACCTGTGCGTCTACTGCCCGTTCCGGAAACCGTGCTGGGCGTGACGTTAACCTTCGGTTCCTTATTCGCTGGCATAGGAGGTTTCGACCTCGGCCTTGAACGCGCCGGAATGGTTCCATCGTGGCAAGTCGAGATCGACCCGTTTTGCCTGAAGGTTCTTGAGAAACATTGGCCGAACGTCAGGAGGTATGCGGATGTCAGGGAAGTACACGGGGTTAATTCCCACACCGCAATCGCGGGACTGGAAAGGACAGTCGGGGCGATCATTGAAGGGGAAAGAGTACGATTTACCAACCCATCTGAAATGCCCGAAACCTGTCCCTCCTGCCTCCCCGCAGTTGACCTTATTTGCGGAGGGTTCCCCTGCCAGCCGTTCAGTGTCGCCGGGAAGCAGCGAGGCAAGGAGGATGACCGCCATCTCTGGCCTGAAATGTTCCGAATTGTGTCGGAACTCAGGCCCACTTGGGTTGTTGGAGAGAATGTTCCTGGGCTGGTCCGGTTGGGCCTCGATGAAGTGCTTTCTGACTTGGAAGGTATCGGGTACTCCACGCAGACGTTTGATATTCCGGCTTGTGCGGTCGATGCCCCCCATGTCAGGCACAGGATCTGGATTGTGGCGTTCTCCGGACGCGAACGATTGGAAGAATCGCGTGTATTCGGATCAGATCAACTTAGCGGATCAGGTTCGATTCGGGAAGGACAAGCCGGGGCCAGAGTTTACGAAGATGTGGCCCACCCCCCGCTCAGGCAAAACGACGGACGAGAACGAGGAATCATGGAGGGCGAGGAACGAGGCGGGGGGCGTGTCCACGCCGCCGCTAACGCTTGCGGTGAAGATGTGGCCGACGCCGACCGGACAGGATGCGGAGAACAATGCGGGGCCGAGTCAATTCAACCGGAACTCCCTGCCGCTGAATGCGGAAGTAGGTGGCTCCCTGAACCCGAACTGGGTCGAGTGGCTCATGGGATACCCCGTAGGGTGGACCGATTGCGATCCCTCGGCAACGCCGTCGTACCGCAAGTAGTGGAGATCATCGGCAGGGCGATCATGGGGGCGGCACTGTGAGCATCGATTTCAACAACACCGGCGCGCCACCCCCGCCACCGGATGACGACTACGGGCTCGAGGACGTTCTCGAGGCGCCCCCGCCACAATGGGCCCAGCCCAAGAAGGAGCCCCCCAAGCCGGCAGAGCCGATGCTGGTCGACGTCAATGAGCTCAAGCTCATCGAGCCGACGTTCCTGGTCGAAGATGCCATCGAAACCCCAAGCACCGGCATGGTGTTCGGCGCCTCGGGATCCGGGAAGAGCTTCTTCATCCTCGATATAGCCCTCCATTGCGCCGCGGGAGTGCCCTGGCTGGGCAAAACGGTGAAGGAGGGGCCGGTGATCTACCTGTGCGGCGAAGGCCGTCACGCGGTCCCACGGCGCGTAGCAGCGTGGAAATCAAAGTACGGCGCCATCCCCAACGGCCGATTTCTTATGTCCAACCGCCGCGTTCAATTCGATCCCGACACCATCCTCGAAATGTTGTGCGAAATCAATAAGCTGGCTGCCTTGAGCGAATTGCCCGTGCTGATCGTCATCGACACCATGGCCCGGGCCCTGCCGGGGGATTGCGACGAGAACAGCGCCAAGGACACCATGGCATTCGTCGACATGTGCGATCGGCTGCAGCAGCAATATAACTGCGCGGTGATCATCATCCATCATACAGGTCATGCGGAGGACACCAAGAAGCGCGCCCGGGGATCCTCGGCCCTGAAAGGCGCGATGGATCTCGAGATCCTACTGGACGCCGGCAAGGGCGTGATCGAATGGATGAAAACCAAGGACTCGGAACCGCATCTGCCGATCAAATACGAACTCGTCAAGACCACCTACGGCGACGGGCCCAGGGACAATTCCTGCATCGTGAAATACGATGTGAAGTACGACCCCACCACCGAAAACATGACCAAGCCGGCTAAGGTCGGCGCGGCGACCCTCTCCACCCTCTGTCATAAACTCGGCACTACGCAAATCCCGATTGATACTTGGAGGGAGGAATTCCAAGCTGAATACGGGGGAAATGCGGCTGCGAAACGGCAAGCGTTTGGACGTGCCAAAAATGATCTCGAGAAGATTAAATATATCCAGATCCGCGGCGACGCCATCCACGTCAAATCGGTCGAAGTCCAAGGAGACTCAATCGAGATGGCGATGTTTGGTCATCTTTTAAATGGAAACGGAAAGGAACAATAAAAATGAAAGGACAAAGAAACATTACTCAAGCAAAAGACTCAGGGGTTTGTGGTGCAATCGCAGAACTATTCGCAGCCAATTTCTTTATGGATCAAGGCTATCATGTATATAGAAGCTTGTCCCGTACCGGGCTACACGATCTAATAATTACAAAAAGGAGTAAAATCGAAACAGTCCAGGTCGGAACGGGAAAAATAAACCCCGATACCGGAACAATCCAGTTTAAGAAAAACATAAAAACATGCAAGTCTGATTATTTGTTCATCTATCATCAATTAAAGAGTGTTTTTATTGATGTTAAATCATCAACACCTATCGATATCTCTCACGATGCAACCCAATCCCTGTTGCCGCGACCATTAAAATTTGTACCCAAAAACCAATCCCGAAATGTCGGTTTGGGGGAAAAAACACTGGCCGACACCATCAGCAATTCCATCGATGGGATAGCCGACGAAAATGAATGGAGGCGTCGTTTTTATGAGGAATACATAGGGGCGAAATCCGGGAGAAGAGTGGCGTTCAGACGAGCCAAAAAACTACTTATCCATAAAAAACAAGAATCAACACCAATAACAAATTCATCAATGGTTTTGTAACAGTTATATGCGTGACGTGAAAGTAAAACCTTATGCTGTTTTATTTTAGTCACAATGAATTAATTGTGACAAGCGTGACAAAAAAAGCAATAGAGGGGGCCATGGTTAAAATCATAATCAAATCAACAATAAGGAGGTAATCGTGACAAATGTGACAGACCGTGACAAACGCGACATTTTGAAAACTGGATTAAGGGCCGTGAAGCGTGACGGCCCCTTCTTTAGAAGGGCCGTCGCGTCACGCCATCCCTGGGGCCATCTAAAATGATCTCCCTGCTCCTGGCCATCCGAACGGAGTCCGAAGCGAACCTCCGGGAAAACTGGCACGTCAAGGCGAAGCGCGTTCAAACCCAACGGGCCATCACCCGAGTCATGGTCGGGCAACATCGAAAGGACTGGCGAGACGATCGCCCAAACACCCACTACGTCATCACCCTCACCCGAATCGCACCACGACCCCTCGACTCCGATAACCTGGCCCGATCCTTCAAGGCGATCCGCGACGGAATCGCTGACGCCCTCGAAATCGACGATGGATCGAAATACCTCGCGTGGAATTACGCCCAGGAAAAAGGACCGCCGAAACAATACGCGGTCCGAATCCAAATCAAATCCGCATAGCGGAGAAGGAGGACGTTCTTGATTACACCCGTAGGCGAAACAACCCCGATCATCGCAATGGTAATGGCGTTCGTAACCGGAATGCTGGTAGGAATGTCAATACGAGCACACGCCCACGAAGAGGAAATCGAATCGATCCTGAGAATCGCACGACGAGTCGAAACGACGAAAATGGAAAAGGCCCCGAAATCGGAGCCCTGTCCACCGGAAAATCGCCTCCCGTGTTAACTCGACTCGGCACGGCGTTCCTGAATCGCCTTGATTGCAAGCTGGCGAAGGAAGGCGGTCGGTGTGGCGCCTTCCTTCTCCGCTTGCTCACGAAAGGCGATTGCCTCCGGCTCGCTCAATGTGGTCTGTACGATGACCGGGCGCTTCTTGCTTTTCATCATCGATCACCCCTCCCCTCGTTCTTGATTTCGATGTTGTTCTTCTTCACGGCGCTATTCCACGGCTCCCGGAACTTACCACGAAAAAAGATCCGGGCGTCAACTTCCCGGCCGTGGTCGGAACATCGTCGGCACAGCCGGTCCGGGGTGCACTTGCACTTCGGATCGGCGATCCCCTGAAACTTCGGCGTCTCCCGTTCCTGATTCATGGGCTAATCCCTCCCCTCGGCTTGGCCCCTCGCCCACTTAATCGCGGATTGCTTGCGTCTGAATTCTTCAAGCATACATTGTTCCCCGTTTGGCACATCACGGCCAACAACATACTTCGGCAGCCGCTCCCGCTGCGCCCAGCGACCTCGCTTGTAAACAATGAGGCTCCCGAATTCCGCAATCCGGTATATGGTGTTCATGCCCTCACCCCCTTCAACTCGACCATTCGCGTGTTGCGGTACCCCCGGCGAACGATCTTCTTGTTGCCGATGATCCGGTCCGGGATGATCTGAACCGAATCGACCCGCCGCCCTCGGCTGTCGATCAACCCCACGGTGATATTGACGATCCCCAGCGGCGTTTTCACGTGCAGCGATCCGCTTTTTAAGGTTGCGGTTTTCATGTCCAGTCTCCTTGTTCTCGAAATGAGAAATGTGCGCCCGTCGATCCCACGATCACGTGATCCACCACCGGAATGCCCAGGATCTTCCCGGCGTCTCGCAGCCGCTTCGTTACCTCGGCGTCCTGGCCGCTCGGCTTCGGATCCCCGCTCGGGTGGTTATGCGCAAGGATGATCCCGGCAGCACTCCCGGCCACAGCCGCCTTGAATACCTCCCTCGGATGAATCAGCGCGCCGTCTAAAATCCCGATGGTCACAACTTCCTCGGCAATCACCCGATGTTTGACGTCCAGCAACAGCACCACGAATGCCTCCCGATCACGGTCGGCGTACCCCTGCCGGATCAGGTAGGTCGCTACATCCCCGGCGTCCTTGAAGGGGAACGTCTCCGGGCCATCCTCCCGGACCATCTGCCAGCGTATGCGGCTCATAATTGCCTCCCTTCCTCAGCGTCCAGAAAATAGGCTTCCTCGTCCTCACACTCGGCGTCCGTCTGACATCGGTGCTGCCCGGGATGGCAACTCACCGAATGTGCACAGCCGGACGAAACACAGAACCAGACCACCACGCACAACCAGAACAGCACCACCAGCGCCCCCCGGAGGATCCAGCGCCAGGCGGTCATCGGGCAAACCTTGGTAAAAAATGATCGGCCAACTTCCCGGTCGTCCGGTCAAGATGTCGCCGAATCCCGAAAACGTCATGGCTGAAGTTGAAATCGTCGGCGTCCAGCAGCTCGATCAGATGCAACGGATTACCGTTACAATGGCAAGCCGCAAGGTCCATCTGCGCGTCCCTCTCCGCGTACTGGCAGCCCGCACCGTCCGCTATCCTGACGGCTCGGACGGCTATCCTCTCGATGATCTTCAAGTCCTTCTTGCTCGCGTTGAATCGAACGGTCATCACCATCTCCTTTCCCGCTGGCTCATCAGCACCGGGCGCGGTGGCCGGTGGACGGAGCGCGCCACACCAGCGCGCCCCGTTTCACCTTACCCCTGCGCGGCGGCCTTCACAGGTTCATCCACCGGCAGCGTGGCGATCTTCTTGTATTCGTCCCGGATGTACTCCTTGAAACGCTTGACGGCCTTGCGCTCATCGGGCGTCTCCGCGCCATCGCTGGCCGACCCCCGAAGCAGTTCGTAGTACCGGACCCCGCCAGCGGTCGCGTAGGACCGGGACGGCACCAGCACGGTCGGAGCCTCGCCCTTCTTCGACCGCCACACCGAACAGCCCACCAACTTGAGACCGGCGAGCAGCCCTTCTTCGAAATGAATCTCCACGTCTGCCAGCTTCGAAGCCGGAGTACCCCCGTGATTCAGGACGTAATGAACTCGCATCGGAAACCCCCTTCTGCGCGTGTCAGCGGCGCGCCCCGGAGCTGGTGCTACTGGATCGGATGTAGATTGCACCCCGGATCCGGGCAGTCGTGCCCCCCGAGGTCCGGCTTGGTTGCGCACGTCCGGCAGTACACCCCCCCGCAAGCGTCACAGGCGGTCCAGGCGCTCGTCAGGCGCCCACAGTAGAGGCAATGGAGCGGCATCCTCGACGCCCGCGCCACAGGCGCAACCTCAGGCGTCTCCCTGAAACCAAACCGCGCGGACCTCATCACTTCACCCCCGCCGCTCTCATGTACGGAATCCGGAACCGCTCCCACCGGAATTGAAGGCAGGAACACCTGGAAGCGACACAGGCCCCGTGGCCAGGTGCGAGTAGCCCGCTGTCGCTGTGCATCGATCCTGCCCCGTCTCCCGTGTGCCCACAGGCGCAAATCGACGCCGGGTGGTGCTCCTTGTACGCCCTCGACGCCTCGCGCTGATCCTCGGTGATTGTCGGCATGTCAGTACCCCCACTCGGTCATCTTTGCGAAGACCACAGGCCAGGAGAAGAATGACGCCATCCACCACCATGCGGCCCGCTCGTCCTCTGGCATGCCCTGGAAGATTGCTCCCTCTCGCGTCGTGTCGTATTGCTCCATTTCGTTTCCCCTTCCTTGGGCCTCCATTTTCTTGCCCCTATACCCTATTAAGGTAAGAGAATCGTGCCAAAAAACAGGGATAAACCTGTGTATAAAAATATCCCTATCACTTCCGGGGTGATAGGTATGAAAATAAATATTACTCCACAGGATATACACAACCCCAAAGTGTTGCATCGTGCATCAAAATAATGCTTGACACGTGCAACAAAGTGGTGCATCAGTAGTGGGCATGAATGGGAAATCAGCCGTTAAAGAGGCACAGCCCGGGTCCTACGCACCTGGCACCGGACGCAAAGGCAAGCGAAACCCCATCCAGCAAGCGGCAGACCTCACCATCAAGGCGATGCTTCTACAAGGTGTCTCCCACCGGAAGATCGCCGAGGCACTCAACATCAGCGCCATGACGGTTTCGCGCGTCAAGGCCCGAATATGTGAGCAAGCCCCGGACGCTCCGGATCTGAAATCCGGCCTTTTGTCTCCCCAGCGGGATCAGAACACCGGAAAGTTGATCGATCACTTCATCGACAAGGGCTTGAAGATGAAGAAAATCAAGGGGTCGGACGCCATCAGCGCAGCCAAGATGTATGCCGACCGCCGCTGGCCGGTGCGCACGGAAGCCCCGCCCCCCTCGCGCACGTTCATCCAGACGAACCTGAACATCTTCCTGCCCGATCCTCAGCCAGCACCCCAGGACGCCCCCATAGATACAACCTGTAGTGTTTTGGAGGATGGGAAAAAGACAGGGGAGAAAAACCTCAATCAATTCAACACTTGCAACGTCCGGTTATGAGTATTATGTCAAATACCCCTCTCCCAGCCGGCCTCAGACCTTCCAGCGAGATCCCTGACCGGGGCGAGACGGGGGGGGGTAGGCCCCCGACTCGATCGGCCTCGTCTCAAATAAGACCCCTCCCGCTGTCGGCGCAAATTTTTAAAATTCCGGACGAAGGGTGTCCTGTCCTACAGCGGTTCATTCTGGAAAAAATTTCATTTCATATCGCTGTATTCCCGTACTTCTCACTACCCGACCAGGAGACGCATTGATGGCGAAGTCATTTGCCACGACCTGGTGCGCGCGCTGTTTTTTCTTGAAGCGCTGGTTTTGTTTGATCGCCTGTCCCGCAGCGGAGGACGAGTTGGGGAAGGTTGATGGCTGACGGCGTTTCGATTTTCGAGAAGATCCGCGCGAGGAATCGGATGCTTGAGGCGGTCGGCACGGAACCAGCTCAGCCGGTAGCCCCGCCGCCGAAGCCGAAGGGAACAAGGCGGGTCCCGACGCGGGATCCGGCGACGGGAAAGATCGTATGGATCGACGTTCCCGATGAGTGACGGTGCATTTTTTAGAGGCGTTGCGATCGTGTTCATCGTCGCGGGGGTGTTGTCGTTGCTGTTTCGGTTACTCACGGGTCATTGGATCGGGGGATAGGGCGCAATGCCGGTGAAGATCGAGAAATTGCCAGGGGATGAGGTTCGGGTGAGCACCCCGGGCGGCGTGAAGGCGAAGGCGACGAGTTTCCAGAAGGCGATGGCGCAGAAGCGGCTGCTGAACGCCGTGGAGCACAACCCGGATTTCAAGCCAAAGAGTGCCGGATCCCGTGGCACAGGATACAAAGCCACTCAACGATCAAAGGGCTCTCGTAAGATCGGTGATGCGCTTGAATCGGGGGGGTATTAGATTGGCAAGCGGAGCAGGTTTTCGGACGAACAACCTCTCCCCGCCGAACGGCGTTGCGGAGAATTTGTCGGGCTCGCTCCGCGGCGGTTCCCATGTGTTTTCCCCGAAGAGCAAGACGCAACCCCCGAAATTTCGCATAGTCATCCCGCGAGTGAAGGCGCCTGGCCTCGCGGAATTCGGGATCGGTTCGCAGCCGGACCCGATTCCGTTCGCGCTCGGTGACGTTTCGGCGTCCGGGGTTTGCGGATCTCCATGTGGCCACGTCCAGGATGGCCTTCTCTCGGTTCGCGGCGTAGTAGGCTTTCCGGCGGGCCTTCGCTTTTTCGGGGTCGGAGTATGGCATGACCGGATCATATCGCAGACTCCATTAAATGTCAAGCACGGATGGACTCCTTGATCGAGATCAACGGGCAGAAATTCGAATATCGAAGCGATTGCCCATACAAGTATGACTACCGCAAGGTGGCGTCGATGATCGCCACGAAGGAAATCGACGAGATCAACACCTTGCGGGATTTGATCTTGAACGACCTTTTTTTCGTCGTGCGTTTTGTCCTCAAGATCCCGATCGCCAATCATCCGTTTTGGGTGAAGTGTTGCCGGGAGATCGAGGACGGTCCGGAGGATTACACGTTGGATGTATGGGCCCGGGAGCACGGGAAGAGCTCGATCATCACGATCGCCGAGACGATTCAATTCACCCTGAGAGAGCCCGACGAGGCGACGGGGATTTTCTCGTACGTCCGGCCGGTGGCCAAGAAATTCCTGTTTTCCATCAAGGAAGCCTTCCAGAACGAGCGAATCCTGCACGAATGTTTTCCGGAGATCGTGTACGCGAACTGCGAGAAGGAAGCGCCGTTGTGGTCGCTGGACGAAGGGCTGATTTTGCGACGGACTTCGACGCGCAAGGAGCCGAACATCAGCGCGTGGGGGCTGGTGGAGGGCATGCCGACCGGCTTTCACTTCAAGCGGCGCGTCTACGACGATATCTCGACGGAGGACATGGCCGAGTCCGCGGACATGATGGATAAGGTCAAGACGAAATTCGACTCGAGCCAGAACCTCGGCGCCGAAGGCGGCCACCATCGGGTGATCGGAACGTATTACCACCACGCGGATCCGTTGACCTACATCCGAGGGATCAAGACTCCGGAAGGGGAGCGCCGGTATCACTATCGGTTCAAGCCCGGGAGCGACGACGGGACCGCGATGGGCGTCCCGGTGTTTGTTTCGCAAAAGCGCTGGGACGATTTGAAGCTGACGCGGACCTTCAACTGCCAGCAGCTTCTCGACCCGTCGCCGCTGGCCGACATGAAGCTCAACCCTGATTTCCTCCTACCGATTGAGCGCCGCATGGTCCCGAAGAACCTGTATCGGTTCCTGTTGGTCGACCAGGCCGGCGACCTCGAGACGAACCGGGTGCGGTCCGGGCCGACGTTGGATTCCTGGGCGTTTGGCGTGGTCGGTGTGGAGCCCTTCACCGACGATATCGGTCAAAGCCGGGTGTTCATCGAGGATCTTTTCATCTCGCCGTTGTCGGAGAGCGAGGCGATCGAGCAGATCGTCCGGATGTACCTGAAAGCCGGCATGGTGATGAAGGTCGGTGTGGAGAAGGTCGGTATTTCCTCGACGCATATTCACGTTTCGAAGGCGCTGCAAGCCTGTGGCCGGCACGTCAACTTCGATCCGGGCGGGAACGGGGTCCTTCTTCGGCCGGCCGGCAGGAACAAGAAGAAATTCATCGAGGGCGCGCTGTCCTGGCCGTTGAACAACGGCAAAATCTTCTACTCCACGTCCTGTCCCGCGAATTTCATCGAGCGATTCAAGATGGAAATGCGCAATTTCCCGGTGTGGCACGACGACGGGATCAACATGCTGGCGTATCTGTACGACCTCCTGAAAGACATGTTTTTCGGGATGGCCGAGGACGAAGCGGAAGCCGAAAAAAAGAAGCGATACGCCGACAAACCCGTGCGCCGTAGCTGGATGGGGGTCTGATGGCCGCTTACGAAGAAACACCGACAGCCGCAGCACCGAAAGCCGAATCAGCCGCGCCGGTGGCGGCGATTTCGACGTACAAGCGCTGGTACAACGAGGCGAGGGCTGTTTCGCAGGATTGGCGCGACGATTCCGTGGAGGATTCCCGGTTCTATCACGGCGGCAAAGGCCAATGGAAGCAGAAGGACATTGACGCTCTTGAAGGCGAAGGACGGCCGCATTTTTCCATCAACCGGATCAAGCCGACGATCGATTTACAGAAGGGCATCGAGATCCGCAGCCGTACGGATATCGACGCGAAGCCTCGCGGCGCCTTGGACGGCGGCACGGCTGATGCAATTACTTCTGGCTTCAAATATATCCAGGATCAGAACAACTCTGACCACAAGGTTTCGGATATTTTCTTCGACGGGTTGAAGGCTGGCATCGGCTGGATCGAGATTTGCCTGAACGACGATCCCCGTGAGGAAGAGATCGAGATCGCCTACAAGGACTGGCGCAAGGTCGGCTGGGATCCGTACGCTCGCGGCGTTCTTTTCGACGATGCAAGGTACATGTTCGAAGATCGATGGGTCGATCTCGACATTGCGCAGCAGACCTGGCCGGAGAAGAAGGATCTCCTGACGGCCATGATGGAGGACGCCCGGGGAGAGAAGGGCGAAGCGTCTCAGCACAGCCGGGAATTACCCGATCAGTACAAATCCGGAAGCCCGGCACAGTTCTGCGACACCACGCGAGAGCGTGTGCGCCTGGTGAAGATGTACTTCAAGAAAATACAGCTTGGGATTTTCCTTAAATTCAAGGACGGGCACGTGGAGGAAATTTCCGCGGAGAAGCTTCAAGCGGACCCTCTGCTTGTTGCGAACTCGAACGTCATCCGGATCAGCAAGGTTCCCGTCCAGAAGATGTGGTGCGTTATTTTCTCGGGCGACGTGATTCTCGAGGAAGAGAAGCCGACGATTTACGAGCACGACCATTTCCCGCTGGTGCCGTTTATCTGCTACATGGACGAGGACGGCTGCCCGTACGGGATGGTCCGGAACATGAAAGATCCGCAGCAGGAGATCAACAAAAACCGGAGTCAATTTACTCATATTTTGACAACCCGCCGTGTGTTCTTCGAGACGGGCGCATTCAAGGATCCGCTGGGGGCGAAGAAGGAAATCAGCCGGCCGGATTGCTGGATCGAATTCAACATGGGCGCTTTGACCAACAAGAAATTCGAGTTGCAGCAGGATATCGCTCTGGCCCGTGAACATTTCGAGATCATGCGCGAGGCGAAGCAGGAGCTACAGGAAGTTTCCGGCGCCGTCGAAGAGCAGATGGGGCAGCAGACGAACGCCCGTTCCGGGGTCGCTATAGAAGCAAGGCAACGCCAAGGCGCCACGGTAAATACCGAGCCCTTCGACAACCTCCGGCTGACGAGGCGCCGCATGGGGGAGCTGATGCTTTCCATGATGCGGCAATATTGGACGTACGAGAAGGTCATCCGGATCACCGACGATCAGACCGGCGCGGACAAGTTCGTGACGTTCAACCAGGGCGGCAAGAACATGATCGCCCAGGGCCGGTACGATATCGTCGTCGCCGACCATCCCGAGACAGAAACCACCCGCCAATGGATGAGCCGGACCTTGATGGACTTCGCCTCGAGAATGCCCCCAGACATTGCTTTACCGGTCATGCAGACCGCCTTCGAAATGACCGACATTCCGAACAAGGAAAAGGTCATGGAGAAGCTGGCCCAAGCTGTCGACAAGCAGGACAGATTAACGCAGCAGAAGATCCTTTCCGACCAGATCAAGAGCGAGAAGCCTCCCCCGGCGCCGGCAGCCGCCCCTCCCGCGGAGCCACAGGCGATGGAAGCTGCAGGGCCCAAGACTCCCCAGGAAGCCCTCGAAATGATCCTCGCCGGGAAAACATGGGGAGCCGTTACGGAAATCAAGGATGGAACGGTCGAAAAGGCCGCGCAGTTTTTGCTTGCTCCAAAACCGCTACCCGCTGGCGACAAAGCGGGATCGCCTACCAAGGCGTAAAAAGGGGGATTCATGTCCGGCGAAGCAGCAGAAGAAAGGGAATTCACAGAAGCGGAGTTGACAGGCGAAGAAACAGGGGTCACCCCCCTTTTAACCACGCCTATCACTCCCGAAGTGACACCCGTGGTCCCGCCCGTCGTTTCCGAAGTGCCGGCAAAAGAGGCCGAAGTTGTTCCGGGGAAAGAACCGGCCTCCCCGACCCCGCCAGCACCGACGAAGGACGAGCGGACCGTGCCGTTGGCCGCGCTGCACGAAGAGCGCCGCGCACGGCAGGAACTCAGCAGGAAACTCGAGGAACTGCAAGCCAAGTTGATCGCCGAGCCCCGCAAGACTCCCGCGGAGCTGATTCTCGAGGATCCCGAAAACGCCATGACCGTTCTCATGCAGGAGATCACGGATCTCCGTGGGGAGATCGCGCGAACCAACATGGAACGGGATATCAACACGGCCGTTCCGAATTTCCTCGAGCTGGCCCCGCAGATGGAGGAATTGCTCCTGGGCGAAGGCTTGTCCGAGGAAACCATTCGGAACCTGATCGGCTCGAGCGGCAAGGAAGCGCCGAAATTCTTCAAGGTGCTGGCCAAGCTGACGAGCGCGCCAAACGAGGAAACCCTTCGGACAAAGTTGACTGCGGAGCTCACCCCGACGATCACGGCCGCGGTGACGAAGGATCTCATGGCGAAATTCAAGATCGTGGACGGTGGGGTGAACCTGGGGAAGCTGCCGGGATCGTCTCCGGACGGGAAGTTGAACGTGAACACCGAAGAGGACGTTGCAAAGCTCACCCCCGAGCAGCAGGAAAAATGGTTGTCCGGGGAACTCTGAAAATCAAGGAGTAGAAACCCATGGCACAGACGGAATTCGGCGTAAACCACGCCCTCGCTGTCAAACGATGGAGTCTGTCGCTTGCGACAGAAGCCGTCAAGAAGATGTACTTCGGGAAATTCATCGGATCCGTCATCACCAAACTCACGGACCTCGAGAAGAAGGCCGGCGACAAGATCACCCACGGATTGCGCATGAAGCTCCGTGGAGCCGGCGTCACAGGCGACAACACCCTCGAGGGGAACGAGGAAAGCCTGACGTACTACGACGACGCTCTCCTGATCGACCAGCTCCGTCATGCGGTTCGGTCGAAGGGGAAGGCGTCCGAGCAGCGCGTACCGTACAACATGCGCGCAACCGCGCGCGAGGCTCTGGCGGCGTGGTGGGGGGAGCGGTTCGACGAGCTCCTGTTTGTCTATATGTCCGGCGCCCGGGGCGTGGATTCCACCCTCACTCTTCCGATCGGCTTCACATCGTTCGCCGGCAACGCCTTGAACGTCCCGGACGCGGCGCACATCCAGTACGCGAACGGGCTGGCGAAGGCCACCATCACGACCGCCGATATCCTCACGCTCGGGGAGATCGACAAGCTGGTGGAGAAGGCCGAAACCGTCGATCCCATGATTCAGCCGATCATGGTCGGTGGCGAGAAGAAGTACGTCCTTCTCATCCACCCGTATCAGGCGACCGATCTCCGGACCAACACAGCGACCGGCCAGTGGCAGGACATCCAGAAGGCCGCACAGTCCCGCGGGGACGAAAACCCGATCTTCAAGAACTCCCTGGGCGAGTACCGCGGCGTGGTCATCCACTCACATCGGAACGTGGTCCGTTTCAGCGACTACGGCGCCAGCACGATCCTTCCCGCGGCGCGCGCGCTGTTCCTCGGCGCCCAGGCCGCGGCGATCGCCTTCGGGAACGGCGGCGGGGAAACCGTCGCGCGGTATTCCTGGAAGGAAGAGCTGTTCGACTACGGGAATCAGCTCGGCGTGGCGGCCGGGTCGATCTTCGGCGTAAAGAAATCCGTGTTCAACTCCAAAGACTTCGGCGTGATCGCGTGTGACACCTACGCGATTGCTCATTAAGGGAGAACATTATGACGACACCCTTCTATTCGGACAAATGCCTTGTTGGGGGCGGGATCCAGCCTCGGGCCGGAATTGGGCTTTGCTCCGTGTCCGGCTCTTATACCATGCTGATCGCGTTTCTCGACGAGGATGTGGTCAATCTCGTCAAGATTCCGGCCGGCGCCACAGTCCTTGAGTTGATCTTGGACGTTCCAGCCCTCACGGACCAGGCCGACGTTACCTGGGACCTCGGGGATGCCACCGTTACCGGAAGGTTCGTCGCCGGTGGAACCGCTGGACGTTCCAGCGCAGGGGCGATCGTACGGACCACGGTCGTCGGCAGTTCGCAGTACAAGTACACAGTTGACACGTTCATCCAGTTCCAGATCAAGACCGTTCCTGGGGCCACGGCCGTCACGAACGGCACGATCAAGCTGACCGCGATCTACACGATGGACCCGTAGGCGGCAACCAACCTGACGGGGAGGGGAACCATCCCCTCCCCACCCTCAGAAGGGGGATTCGATGAGAAAAACGCTTCTATTTTTGATGCTGTTGTTGACGATTGCGTTGCCGGCGATGGCCGTCACCTTTACGGCGGTCGGCACCGAACATCCCGGGGAATTCACCGCGATCACCGGCGTCGATAATTCCGTGCTCTACCTTGTGACTTCCAGTGGAAAGTTGTATTCCCAGGCGATTGCCACGGGGATCCTGACCTTGCTTGCGACCATCTACGACGAAAAGCTCACGGCGATCGTCTACCCGGCGACCGGAACGTACACCTACATCGGAACCGCCAGTGGAAGGATTTACCGGCACACGATTTCCGGGAACGCCATTTCCAAGACGACTCTTGCGTCTTGTACTACCCCAGGGGCCGGCATCGTGGCGATGAAGTGGGACGCAACCTTGACGAAAATCTGGCTCATCACGAACAAGGGGAAAACGTACTTCTGCACACCGTAGCGGGATGGGGGGCTTGCCCCCCCTTCCGCACGAAAAGGGGCTCGGATGAACTTCGCGGAACTGTCGATGGCGATTTCCGACTGGCTGAACCGGGATCAGATCGACAAGGTGATCCCCACCATTATCCGGTTTGGCCAGCGTGATCTCGAGGACAATCTGAGGATCCGGCCGATGGAGTACCACCCGGCTACGGCGAGCGTGAGCGCAGGAGAGGACGCCCTGGCGCTTCCGTCGGGTTTTCTCGAGATGATTTTACTGCAGCTCATCAAGGACAACGTGCGCTACCCGATCGTCGACCGGGATTCCCCCCTGGTGATGTATTCGGAACGTCCTTCCGTCACGGAAACGGGGACTCCCTGCAAGGTAGTGCGTGTCGCTGATGACCTGGTATTCGACGTTCTGACGGATGTGACCTACACCCGGGATTGGATCTACTACCGGCGTTTGGCGGCCCTCGTTGCGGCAGCTCCCAACAACACGAATTGGTGGAGCGAGAACGCCGAGGAAGCCTTGCTCATGTCCTGCTTGAACAAAGCCAGCCTGTATGTCACCGGCATTCAAGACGGCGACAAGAAAAAGTGGGCTGACGCCGCGCTTGAAACGCGCAACAGACTGATCCTGAACGACGCCAAGGAAGCGACGGGCGGCCATGTCATGCGGTCGACACCATTTTCGCTGTGAGGGGGAAGAGATGAAAAAGATTCTGTTTTCAGTTTTGGCGTTTGTGATCTTGGCAGCGACGGTGGCGATTGCCGCGGAGGGCGACGGCCCTGGGCAGGGGGTTTGGACAGTCCGTGAGAGGTACAACTACACGAACGTCACGGCCTCAGATAACACGATCATCAAGGCATCTCCTGGGATGCTCGCCGGAATGGTGGTCCATGGCGGGACCATGGGGGCGATCACCGTTTACGACAACACGACCTGTTCGAGTGGAACGATCGCAACGATCGCCTCTCCGGTTGCCGGCCAGGTCATTCCATTTGGGGTGAACACGATTCGCGGGTTGTGTATTCGAACAGCCGCAGCGATGAATATCACGGTGGTCTGGAAGTAGCCATGCGCCGCCTCTTCCTCGCCCTTCACATCGCCCTTACCGCCCTGATCCTGCTCAACCCGTGGACGAGTTGGGGGGCTGTCTATTATGTCGATTGCGGGGCCGACCCCGGTGGGGACGGTTCCCTTGCGACTCCATGGGACACGGTTGCGGATGTCAACGGGGCCACGTTCGAGGCGGGCGACAACGTACTGTTCAACAGAGGGTGCACCTGGCGGGAACAGCTCACGGTGCCTTCCTCGGGATCGGCTGGCAACGTCATCACGTTCGGGGCGTATGGGAGCGGGGCGGCTCCGATCATCGCAGGATCGAAACTGGCGAGTGTATCAGGAGACTGGACGCAGGAATCAGGGGCAACTATAAACTTCCAGAGCGACTTTGAAGAAAACAACTTCGATGAATGGACTACCGTAAGTAATACCAACGGCAACTTCTCTGTGTCCACAGATCAGAA